TGATTAGACATGAGATAAATACAGGGTTTCCCGTGAGATAATTGTGGGACTATGGGGGAAGATGTTGGAAAAGGTTGGATGGGGGTTTGTAAAAGAGTTTCCGTATACGTAACGGGAGGGCAAGCCTCCCGCGCAGTCAATTATTTCTGGTCGTAAAGCCACCCCATCAAAATCTCAGCATATTTTGTTACTTCATCTGCTGGCAGCTTTTCGTCCGTTTTCAAACAGAGCGAGGCAATCTCCAGACAGCGAAGTTTCGTATCCACAATATTAGCTGTTGCGCCGGGTGTATCGCTCCCTGCAATAAGTGACAGGCGGCGACGTTCAGCATAGCGATGCACTGATGATTTTGAAACCGGGTATCCCAGCGAGTTTAACCACTCAGTAAGTTGAACGTAACCGCTGAATGAACTTTCGGTCAACTTTTTATTCAGTTTCTTCTTGATAGAGTCGGGTAACTGATTAACCGTCTGAGGTCGTGCCATATTGAGATTTACCTTGCTTTGAATAGTCCGGTAAACATGATTAATCAGAACGGTGAAATTTGTTTCTAATGCGCTTTAATCATAACGACATGCCAAGATATCGCAGGAATTGAAGCCGTCAGTGCTACCTTAAATCCAGCGTTACCGCCACAGCCTGCTTTAAATGAATGGCAGTTCGGCGGCGACGCAGACTCAGAAATGTTAAAGGCCACCGGGGGTGAGCCAGTGGCCTTACTTACGTTTCCTGACCGCTTACGGTAAGCAGGCCAGAATCAACTCAATAAAGGCAACAATCGCCTTAAGAGCGATGACAGCGATTTGAAGAAATCCCTTCATCCGTTTGCTCCACGACAGGAGCGCGGCATCATCGTTAAAGCCCTTCCACTGCCTGGTTAACGGTGTTGCATTGTTAGTGGATGCATGACGCACTCAGGTTGAGGCACTGGAGCGGCACCACCCGTAATCCAGCCAGGGCTTGAACACGTTTCACATGCCTGCGTTGTGTCAGAACGCGACACCCACTAACGCCGTGATTATAAGGGTATCAGCAATGTAATCAAAGGACTGGAGTAAATAACGGACAAAAAAAAGCCCAACTGGTGAGGTCAGGCTTTTTTCTTTGGGTGCTTAAAGTGATGAATCTCTGTTCAAGGTAATGAGCCTCAACCTGAGCGCGTCACGCATCCACTAACAGGTGGTAAGTGTACTAACTTGGAACAGATGATGCAAACTTCATTAGCTTGTTTAAGCCTCAGCAGGCATCTGTAAGCCTTTTGTCATTCTTTTTAACGGATTTTAGTTCCGCGCTTCTCAAAGGCGCAGACGTCGGCGCTTTTGAAACAGTCACAAGAACAACACAATCTATATTACTCTTTCGTGCCAAAACGGCAGGCGCTTGCCGTTTTGGGGATGATTCCCAGCGCAGGGAATGATTGAACTACTCGAAATGTCCCGACATTGGGACATTTGTGATTCGATGCCATCACTCTTAGGCAATCAAAAGCCGTACTTGCGATATGCCAGCGCTGGCATGTTTGACATTGCGGAAAGGCACAGAACCGCTCAGCGCTGAGCGGTTTTAATCTCCATGTAGCTTACTGGCGATTTCAAACCTGAGCGTCCTGTCTTGTTGATTTCACCAGTTTTAAGAATTGGCTCGAAAAGCGAAAACGTTTTCGCCTTTGTTTGGGTTTTTTTAAGAGTAACTTGCCTCAAATTAAGCCATAAAGTGTCTTAGAACATAGTCCAATCCAAACCAAAAGCGCAGGCGCTTGCGCCTTTGTAGGTAAGAGGGCTATCTTTTCACCTTAAGGCGGACAGCGCTGTCCGTTTTGAAATTTATGAATAAATACATTTATTTATCATATAATTATGTAATGTACTCTCATCAACCTAAAATGGACTAACTTGTTGTCTTTACCCCGCGCTTATCCAGCTCTCTACGCAGTAATCGTTTTATCCATCCTGCTTTATTGTCATCGCCATCCTCTTGCATGGCTTTAGCTAAGCGTTCTGAAAGGTCAGCATCAAGACGTAACTGTACAACATGTCGCTCTCTTTGGTTTTCTTTGGTTGACATTGGTGTTCCCCGGTATATATTAATCAACATGAGTGCAAATGTACATCATTGCATAGCACCAAGTAAAGCAAAGCCCGGATGTGCTGGAACACAATCCGGGCTTCTAACCACCACCGTTAATAAGGCTAACGACAATGGATACAATCAAGTTTAACCATTCAGACGCAACAAACCAAGCTGACGCGATCAGTTTACTGTTGGCTAAGAGCGACGATGCTCAGGCTGAGGCTATGGATCTGATTCGTGCCGGGGTTCAGTTGCATTTCATCAAAGACAGTACACCTCATGGAGAATTTATGGGGCGACTCACTGAGTTAGGAATAGCACACCGCCCCGCTATTAATGCCATGCGTATTGCCCTCAAATTCGGCATAACCAATACGCCACGTGCAGCAATCGCTAAAACAGGTATCGGTAAAACGAAGTTAACTTTGCTTACCCGTCTGGATGAAGTAGCACTGGATCTTCTTGCCAGTGGCGGGGCATATAAAGACCACACGTTTGATGATATTCTTCACATGAGCGCCAGAGAGTTACAGCGGGTTATCTATTCTGGTGATAATAGTTCACAGGAAAGACAGTTGGTCGATAAACCGAATATAACTCCTCTGCCAGTTGATAATAAATCCCCCGAAGATAACGAACCAGCACAGCCTGTAGAAAATTGGGAAGGTAAAAAACAATATTGCCGGGAATTATTCAGAGTGGCGTTGCGTTATTCTGGTGAAACTGAACTGGATATACTGACCAAGTCCATTGAAGAACTGATTGCCTGTTCACTGGCAGATAAATACTGTCCCGGACTGAATGCAGCCAGTTATGAAGTTTATAATAAGTTTATGATTAACCGGAGGGCTGCGAAATGAAACAGGCTGAAACTCAAAATACTTTCCGTGCGATGCCGTCATTTTCGCAAGGTGCCTCTGATGATATTATGTTTTTAAAGACTGATGCTAATCAGGAGTTAATTTACGATTCTGCCACTTACCGACTTGATGCAGTTCGTAAGCTACTTGATTTTGCGTCAACATTAGGTACGGACAAATCATGTGCATCCTCTGATGTTTCGATGGTTACAGATGCTGCTGGCATACTGGTTACTGACGCTATGGCGCTGCTTGATGGATTGAGGAAAGGCAGACAACCTCAATAATCTGGCGTAATTCCGCGAAGCCCCTCCTCTGAGGGGCTTCTTCATATCTAAAGTACATTAAAAAACATCCCCGGCCCAAAACCATATTCTTAATCCACATTAGTAACCCGCGCTAAAAAAGCCTGTAAGCCATTTTAAAGCGTTAATGGTGTATGTGCTGATTTGTCACCAGAAAGACGCCTCATAAAGCTTTATAAAGCCTTTTTAGCGCACATCTTTATCATTACCGAGGTGTGATTATGATTACAAGAGAGGGATTGTACGCAACATCTGACACTCTGGGGGAAATGGGGGATGCGATTGAAGATTTTCTGACTGATGCGGGCTATTCACAACTTCAGGCAAGTAGTGCAGCAAATAAAATTGTTTTGCATATATCTGATAATCTTGGTGGTTGCCAGAATTACATGCCAATAGAATGTGAAGACGCCCCTAAAGCAACATCTTTTCTGCATGAGCTTACAGGTGTGATAGCGCAGGCTTTGCTTACAATACATTGCTTTTCGGCTCAGGCCGAAATCATTTCCCCGGAAATTACAGAACACCTTAGAAGGGTCTTTAAAGGTAACAATTTCTATATACCTAATGGCGCGGCCAGAAACTCTTTCGACAGAAATGCCAGGATATTTTCCGATTACAAACAAGGGATGACTCATCGGGAATTAGCCAGGAAATATGGCAATTCTATTCAGTGGATTTATCAGATTATTGCCGCCGAGCGTAAGAAAAACAAAGAGTGCCGCGATATGAAACAGGGACAAATATAAAATGACAGATATCAATATTGGTAACTGGAAAACTATTGAGATATTCCGGGCGGGAACACATACCGCGATGGAGGGACAGGAAATCAGTTTTTCCGACGAGGATATCGACAACATGGCAGCAGCCTATAACGGCTATCATCGCGCGGGTTATGGTGCGCCGCTGTGTCTGGGGCATCCGGCCAGTAACAGTCCCGCCTATGGTGAAACCACCGGACTGATAAGTAAAAACGGCAGACTTTTCGCGCTGGTTAAGCCTGATAACAGGTTGCTGGATATGGTTCAGTCGGGTCTATATAAAAAAGTGTCTGCCGCTTTCTACAGGCCGGGAGAAGCGCGTAACCCGGCCGGAACTGGTGCCTGGTATCTTCGCCATATTGGTTTTCTCGGCGCACAGCCGCCAGCCGTAAAGGGGCTTGAGCAGGTGGCGTTTATGGAAAGCGCTTACCCGGTTTGTTTTGGTCACAATGAATCACACGTTTATTTCTCAGAGTTCGACGGCATAGCCGACAGCCATAGGGCAGCGCAGCACCTTTTAATAAAGGATGTAAGCGAAGCCTGCAACGTCTCCTATTCCGAAGCGCTCACCCTCACTACACCTTTTATCTGGAGTCATTAAAATGAAACCTGTTATTTCCCTCATTGAAGCACTGAACGCCGTTAAAAATAATCTTGCCTCCCTGAATGAGCAGAAAGAAAAACTCTCTCGTCGCATTGGTGAGATTAACGGTGAAATAACCGCATTACAGGATATGCCGTTATCGCTTAATGATTACTGTTCCTTTATTCCTGAATATATTGAGCGATTCGGGCAGGAAGAATACCAGTCGTTTAAGCGTGCTCTTTGCAACAGTTCCGTCAGTGAAGGGAACGCCGAACGCTGGGGCAATCTGGAGAGTGAGAACGGCGATATTTCCGGCCTGTTCCGTCTGGTGGGGCTGGGCGGGAACGTCTCCCCGGCTGATACCGGGATGGCAGTTATGCGCAAGCTCTGCTTCTTCTTCCCGGATGTGGTCGCCACCCGCCTGACCGAAGCGCTCAAAAAGGATAAAAGCGTGGCGTGGGGCAATGACAAACTTCCGTCACTGGCAGAGCGCCGTAAGACCGTGGCGGCGCTGGTCAGCGAACGCACGGAGCTTGAAAGCGCACTGGATACCGTCAGCGAGGAAATTGCCGGGATTACCGGAATCAGCGGCCTGTCCCTGACCGAATGACGCCTGTCGAACCACTCATTACCGGAGTGAACCATGAGCAATAACTTTTCTGTTGGTGTGATGATTGGCGGCATTGTCGGGAGTAGCTTCCGTTCCGCCGTCAGCGGCACACGGCGGGCGCTTGATTCTCTCGGCGACACGTCACGCCGCCTGACCGAGCAACAAAGCAGCCTGTCACGCGCCATGCAGCGTTACGGTCAGGTAGGTTCAGGCGTGGCCTCACGCCTGGACAATGACCTGCAACGGGTAGGCAGAACGCTGGAGCAACTAAACCGCCAGCAGTCCCGCCTGTCGGCAGCGTCTGCCACAACCGATGCCCTGAGAGCTAACCGGATGGCGCTTTATGGACAGGGAATTGAGACGTGGGCGCAGGCCAAAGCCGCTTACAGCCTCGTTTCCCCGGCGATTCAGCAGTCGGCTACGTTCGACGACAAGATGATTGATATGTCGATCACGGCGAAATATGACGATAAAACCCGCGCCAGTCTGGGGCAGCAAATCCGGGGATGGTCGCTCAAGTACAACCAGTACCAGAGCGACTTACAGGACGCCGTAGGCTCGCTTATCAGTGACAATATCGACAGTGTGTCAGAAATTGGCAGCTTCATGCCCAATATAGCCCGCGCCGCTACTGCCACACGCACCACAGGGACGGAATGGGCGAAGGTTGCCGCCGTCTGGAAAAACTCGATGGATGGCAGCGCTAAAGAGTTTGCCAAAGTACAGAACATCATGGCCTTTGCAGGCGACCAGGGGTCTTTTGAAATCCCTGACCAGGTGAAATGGATGCCATCTCTTGCCCCGATGATGCGCGGTATTGCCGAAGGTAAAGAGGCGATGGCGGAAATCGGAGCGAGTCTACAGATTGCCCGTATCGGTGCCGGGTCATCTGACGAGGCGGGCAACAACTTCCGTAACTTCCTCACCAAGATTTTTGCCCGCGACACGCAGAAACAGTTTGCCGATATCGGGATTGACCTTCAGGGGTCACTGATGGCTTATAAATCTGCTGGCGTCTCGCCCATTGAGGGCATGATAAGCGTCATGGGCAGGTATCTGGAGGCCAAAAGCCCGGAAGCGCTGGCAGGCTTCAAGAAAGCGATGAAAATCAAGGATGACAACTCCCGCGACCTCGCGTTACAGGAACTGGCGAAGAATTTCGGTCTGGGTGAGATGTTCGCTGATATGCAGGTCATGGCGTTTGTCCGCCCAATGCTCGCCAACATGGACAAGTACCGCGAAATCAGGGCTGGCGCACTTAAGGCAGCGGATAAAGACCTGCTGGCCTCATCCTACACAGAGCGGCTTAAATCACCGCTGGAAGCGACTAAAGCGCTGATGGTCAGCACCCGCGAACTGTCCATTACTCTCGGTAGTCAGCTATCCCCTTCGTTTGTGTCCATGACACAGCAACTGATTCCGGTGATTCATTCCACCGGGCAATGGATAGCGCAGCACCCCGGCATTGTTCAGGGCGTGGCAAAAACAGTGGGCGCATTGCTGGGGCTGAAAATCGCCACTGTCGGCTTGAAACTCGGTCTTAACCTGCTGGTATCTCCGTTCGCCGGGTTGTGGAAAAACGCCGTACTGCTGTGCACTAACTGGCTGTTACTCAAAACAGCCCTCAGCGACGGCGGTAAGCTGCGCTGGCTGGCGACCGGATTCAGTACCGTGGCGAAAGGAGCCGGAATGCTGGGTAAAGCGCTGGCGGGCGGTCTGTTCAGGGGTGTAATGGTCGTCGCAAAAGCGTTTCTCTGGTTTGGTCGGGCGCTGCTGATGAATCCCATAGGCATTGCGATAACCGTCATTGCCGGAGGCGCATACCTTATTTACCGCAACTGGGGCGCGATAAGCCGTTGGTTCTCGCAGCGGTGGGAGGAAGTGAAAACGGCCTTTAACGGTGGTGTTCTCGGCGTGAGTAAGCTAATCCTGAACTGGTCGCCGCTGGGGCTGTTCTACAAGGCGTTTGCGGGGGTAATGAAGTGGTTTAACATCGACCTTCCCGGCCAGTTTACAGAATTTGGCGGCCACCTGATTGACGGGCTGGTGAACGGTATCAAAAACAAGTGGGAGTCGCTCAAAAGTACCGTCACCGAGATGGGCGACAGCGTCGGTGGCTGGTTCAAGGAAAAGCTGGGGATTCACTCCCCAAGCCGTGTATTTATGGGCTTCGGGTCGAATATCGCAGAAGGGGCGGCGATTGGCATTGGTCAGTCTGCATCACTGGCGCTGAAAGCCTCCTCGCGGCTGGCTGATATGATGGTGCCGGATGTACCGAAAGTACCCCCCGTATTAGAGCGCTATATGCGCGGCGACCTTACCTTACCGAGAGGTCGGGACTCTCATTCACCAGCAGGCGCAGGCGGCTGGATTAACGTCATTAACAATATCTATATTGATGGCAAGAACAAGTCACCAGCACCGGATGTGGCTAATGCGCTTAAGCTGTCTATTCCTGAGATTGAAATAGCACTGGAAGCTATCCTTGCCCGTAAGCGCCGGGTTGCTTACGACTGATAATCTGTAATTCCTTTACATTATCTGAAAAGCCGCACCGTGTCATTTATCTCACGGATTGCGGCTTTTTTATCGCGCGGTGGATCA